TACGGGAATCGGTGTGTATGATACATTCCTACCGCCGGATAAAACCCCGTATCCTTTTGTTTATCTTGCTGACAGCATACAGGATGATCAAGCAAATAAAACAACAGTCTTTGGAGCAGTCAGCCAGATAATCCATGTCTGGCATAACAACCCAAAGCAGAGAGGAACACTATCGAAGATATTGTTAGAAATCAAAGATATGTGTTACAAGATTGGAGAAACAAAAAACTTTGGTTGGAATCTTGTAAGAGTGAATCAAAGAGTCCTCTCAGACACAACGACAAAAGAACCCCTAATGCATGGGGTTTTAGAATTAGAATTTACATTTAATTAGGAGGTAGCAATGTTAGATTTACAGCTTTTTGGAAATGAAGCGGTACAAGGTAAAAAGATTGTTTATCTGTACCGAATTTTATCAGAAGCACCAACACAGAGTGGTACAGCATTGGCATTCACAACAGAGAATGGCCGTACTAAGTCGAAAGATGCTGATTCTACTGCGACAAAGGATGGTTCTATCAGAACACCTGGTGCTGCAGAAGTGGAAATCACAGCGACATCGATTTTGAAGAAAGGTGATGAGCTAATTAATAAATTAGAGAAGGCACTGGATGACGACGCGTTGATCGAAATCTGGGAAGCAAATTTAGCAGAGCCAGCGGAAGCAGGAAATAACAAGTTCAAAGGAACGTATTTTCAGGGATATTTAACAGAGATTGAATACACAGCTAATGCAGATGAGTTTGTAGAAGTTTCCTTAACGTTTGGTATTAACGGAACAGGTGCAGACGGAGATGTAACTGTGACAACACAGCAGCAGGAACAGGCATATGCATTCGTAGACACACCAAAAACAGGAGCTTAGGAGGATATAACATGTACGAATTACAGATTAATCAGTCAACTTACGAGTTTAATTTTGGCATGGGATTTATGAGAGCGCTAAATAAAACTCTCTCTGTTCCAGTAGAAGACATTAAAGGGAAAACAAAAGAGATTGGAATGCGATATAAGATTGCAGAAGTGATCGATGGAGATATTGAAGCATTAGAGGATGTTCTTTTGATTGCTAATAAAGGATTTTCACCTAGATTAGAAAAGAAAGAATTAGATAAGTTTATTGAAGATGAAACAACAGATCTTGATGAACTGTTTAAGTCAGTATTGGGTTTCTTAGAGAGTGCAAATGTTACCAAGAAAACGACACAGGAGATTCAAGATGCGATCAAGGAACAGAAACGGGAGAAATAAAAGATTTCGAAGAACAGTACCGGGAGATAGCAATTGACTGCTTCCGGTATTTTGGTTTTACATCATTTGATCAGGTGGATCAGCTGACGATCGCGCAATATGAGATCATGGCTGAAGCGGCAAGATTAAAAGAAGTAGATAAAGACTATCGAAACCATCTGCAGGCATTTCTTAATTTTGCTGTACGAGCAAAAAAGAAAGCAGGAAAGAACAAACAAAGGCCGGTCTATCCTACATTTAAAAAGTTCTATGACTATGAAGATGCGATTGAACAAGCAAAGCAGAAGAATAAACCAGACAGATTTGAAAAGATGAAGAGATTGTTGAGAAGGAGGGAGAGCTGATGCCAGAAACATATAGTGTTGAAGCAATATTGACGGCAAGAGATGCTGGTTTTGAAGCCGGAATGAAAGCAGCTCAAAAATCGACACAATCTTTAGGTGCTGTTTTAAAAAAAGGAATCGGCTTCGGGGCAATGATGGCGATTGGAAATAAAGCCGTATCCGTAGTTACCTCTGGACTTTCTGAAATTGTTAGTGGTTTAAATGAATCAAGTGCTGCATGGAAAACGTTTGAAGGCAATATGGAAATGAATAATCATTCACGAAAAGAGATTGTCAGCACTAAAAAAGAGCTTCAAAAGTTTGCAGAACAAACAATCTATAGTTCCTCTGATATGGCATCTACTTATGCACAGTTAGATGCAGTTGGTACAAAAAGTACAACAAAACTTGTAAAGGGTTTTGGCGGATTAGCAGCAGCTGCAGAAAATCCACAACAAGCAATGAAAACTTTATCCCAGCAAGCAACTCAGATGGCAGCAAAGCCTAAGGTACAATGGCAGGATTTCAAATTGATGGTCGAACAGACACCTGCAGGTATTGCAGCAGTTGCAAAAACAATGGGAAAATCTACGCAACAGTTAATTAAAGATGTTCAAGATGGAAAAATAAAAACAGAAGATTTCTTTGATGCTGTGGCAAAAACTGGAACAAACAAACAGTTTACCAAATTGGCAACAGAATATAAGACTGTAGGACAGGCAATGGATGGCTTGACTGAAACAGCATCTAATAAGTTACAGCCAGCGTTTGATAAAGTATCCAGCATTGCAATTAAAGGAGTAAGCGATGTAACAAATCTTTTGGATAATGTCGATGGCAATAAAATAGCAAGCAAGATTGGTAACTTTGCAACAAAGGCAGGAAAATACTGGTCTGTTTTCAAGACAGATGCAAAAGAAGTAGGACAAGCATTCGGATCAGCAGTAAGTGCTATTGGAAAAAGCATGGGGGAATTGAATGGATCATTTGGCTCTGCAAAATCTGTATCTGGATTTAAAAGCATAATTGGTGAAATTACCGGAGGGTTAAAAAGTTTTGCTGGATTTTGTGAAGATCATTCAGATGCAATTGCATCACTGATAACGCAATTACCAAAATTATTAGTAGCTTACAAAGGTTTTAAAATTGTAAAAACTCTTGCACCTGGGATAGGAAGCTTTACGAAATCAATTTTATCGTTAGCTGAAAAAGGAATTACAGGACTTGCAGCAAAGCTTTTTGGGGTAGCTGCAGGTGAGGTGGCTACAGGAAATTCGGCTAAAGTAAGCAATAAGTCAGTTTTAGCGATGGCAAAAAGTACAATGATGTTAGGCGTAGGAGTTTTAATGGTTGCAACTGGATTTGGGATTATGGCACAAGCAAGTATTGCACTAGCTAATTCCGGCGGATTGGCAATAGGGATAATGCTTGGGATGACTGGTGCATTGGCTGCACTTGTAATTGGCGGAATGGCTGCAATGAAGATATTTTCTCAAACACCAGCAAGAGCACAAGCTGGAGCAGTAGCTTTACTCGCTTTAGGAGCAGGAATATTAATGGTTGCAGCAGGTCTAGCAATCATGGCAGCAGCAAGTATCGCACTTGCAAATGCAGGTACACCAGCGATTGCTTGCATGGCAGGAATGGTTGTAGCAGTTGGAGCATTAACGGCAATCGCAGGAGCGGTTGGACCAGCGATGACAGCAGGGGCAGTTGGATTTATAGCTTTTGGAGCAGCAATTGTCCTTGTTGGAGCAGGAGCATTATTAGCAGCTGCATCGCTATCAGTTGTTGCAGGAGTATTGCCAACAGTTGTTCAATACGGAACATCAGGGGCGGTAGCAATCGCTGCACTTGGAGCAAGTATGGTTGTCTTTGGGGCTGGATCATTGGTAGCAGGAGCTGGTTGCGTTGTACTTGGAGCTGGTCTTTTAGCAGTAGGAGTAGGAGCTACGACAGCAGGAGCCGGGCTTTTAATACTTGGAACATCGCTTACAGTAACAAGTACAGGATTTACTGCATTTGGAAATGTTATCAAAACTGTCGTTGGCACAATCAGCGGAGGGCTTCGAAGTGTACTTGATGGAATTTCGGGTGTGATCAAGTCTGTTGGAGAATCTGCGAAGAATGCAGGAACTGGATTTAAGAGTGTAGCCGAAGGAATCAAGATGATTTCCGGATTATCGATAGGATCTATTGCAAAAAGCCTTGGGGCAGTAGCAATCGGGATTGGAAAAATCTCTCGTAAAGGCTCTGACATACAACAGACTGCAAACGGTATGAAGACCCTATCAGCAGCATCAACATCTGTAAATTCAAGCTTTGGATCCATGGGAGCGAAAGCAACATCGGCTCTATCTGGAATTAAAAAATCAATGTCCAGTACGGCCAACGCTGCAAAATCATCTGGAAAGAAGATGGGAAGCGGATTTACCTCTTCTATGCAAAGCGGATTAAGAAAAGGACCAGGTATTGCCTCAAAAGCTGTATCTAGCACAAATTCAAGATTACGTTCAGGACGATCTGGAGCATACAGTGCAGGTGCTTATATCAGTCAAGGGTTTGCACAAGGAATTAGTTCATGTCTGGGACAGATCGAAGCCGCAGCATCCAGAATGGTATCTGCAGCAGAAAAAGCGATCAGGGCAAAAGCACAGATTCATTCTCCATCTAGAATGACAAAAAAAGATGGTCGCTATATAGCTGCTGGTCTTGCAATTGGTATTAAAAATGGTATCAGTAATGTAAAATCTGCAAGTAAAGCATTGGCGAAAACAGCAATCGACACGATGAAGAAAGCTACAAAATCACGTAAATACGAAGATGCGGCAAGTAATGCTGTAAGTAAATACAAAGATTCTATGAATAGTAAAGTATCTTCAATTACTAAGTCTTTGAATAAGAAGATTAATGCTGGTGTAAAAAAACTGCAAAAGAAAAATCCAAAATTAAAAAAAGCGTATACACAAGTTGGAAAAATTCTAAAATCAGACATGAGCAAAACGATAAAGTCACAAGGAAAGAAAGCTATTAACGCAGCAGACAAGGCGTTAACAGCTCTTGGAAAGAAGTATCAAGAGAAATACGATGCGATCATTTCAGACAGGGATAATTATAAGAGCAAATTAGCAGATTATGGAGATTTGTTTAGTTCTGATAATTACGGATATATTTCGTTAGTAAACTTTAAAGCTCAAAAAAATCAAGTAGAACAACTTGCGAAGAATATGGAAAAACTAAAAAAAGTTCTTCCATATGATCTTATGCGTGATATTCAGAATTTGGATACAGCACAAGGATTAAAGTATACGACGGAATTATTAAAAAAGAGTGATTCCTGGTTAAAACAGTATGGAAAAGACTATTCAGAATTTATGACCAGTGCGGACAAAAATGCAAAATCATATTATCAACCGTATATTAAGCAGCTTGACAAAGATTATAACAGTGCGGTTACAGCAGAGCTAAGCAAATTGAAAAAACAGATGAATACGATTGCGCAGGATGCAACAAAGGGATTTGTTAAAGGACTGACATCTAAATCAAACAAAAAAGCCTTAAATAAGGCAGCAAAAGATTTGGCAAACATCCTTACCAAAGCCGTAAAAGGGAAATTAAAAATCCATTCGCCATCCCGTGTTATGAAAGCCTTAGGAGTATTCGTTGTAAAGGGATTTGTCAATGGAATCTCTTCTATGGCAAATACATTATATAAAACGATGGATAGCATAATTACAGTTCCAAACTTTAACAACCTTGCGATCGCAGGAGATGTTGGAGGAAGTCTTAACAGTGATTATGACTATTACACACATGCAGAATACACGATTATTGTCCCAGTTGATCTTGATGGGAAAGAGGTTGCAAGAGTAACAGCACCATACACAGAAGCGGAGCTAAACAAACGACAGACAAGGCAGAACAGAAAACTTGGAAGAAAGTAAGGAGGGAGAAAGACGTATAATTTTGTAGATACAACTCAAAAGGCTTCAGAAGGTTCTCTCCCTTCTGAAGCTCTGAAAATTAATGGAGAGTATATAGAAAACCAGATCACAGGCTACAGAACGCTTTATGTATCTGGAAGAGAATCACTTGCACCAGAGTTGACAACGATCGAATCTGGAAGTAGAGATGGATCCGTGCTGAATTATAAAAGATATCCAACAAGAACAATTACTGTAGGGTATCAGCTTTTAACAGCAAATCCAGAAAATTTCAGGAAAGCATATAATCTGCTGATGAATGTTCTAAGTATAGAAGATTCCGAACTGATCTTTGCAGATGAACCGGATAAATACTTTACAGGAACATTCACATCGATGAGTGATATAGATCCAGGGCGAAACTGCGTTACTGGCGAAATTGAGTTTACTTGTCTTGATCCATTTAAGTATTCGGTAGATGAATATGAAATTGAGCCAGAAAGCGACGGGAACTACTTTGCAGTGCAATACAATGGAAATTATAAAAGTTATCCAACATTTGAGGTGGATTTTTATAACGACGAAAGTGGAGAAGAAAATAATAACGGAAGATGTGGATACGTTGCTTTTTTTGATGATGAGGAACACGTTTTACAATTTGGTAATCCAGATGAATTATCAGAAGAACAGGTGGAAATTGTAGAATCTGAAACAAATACATATTCTGTGCCAACAACAAAAGTGCTACTAAATCATTCATTCAAAAAATCTAATTCCTGGAATGGAGTGAAATCTAAATATATAGTAAACAAAGGTATTATTTATAAATCTTCAGTTCAAACAGGAACAATTGGAGCTGTGCATTCTTATAACACAACAGCGGAAGACACTTATTATCTTGCAGCAACTGGATTCGGAACAGGCAATAGGTTTCATGGTCCTACTGTTACATACACTCTGTCAGAAGCAGCAACAGATTTTGAACTTAGTTACGCACAGAAGATGTGCATTGATAGTTCGAAGGATGGGAAAAAGCAATGTGGAGCATTTCAAATGATTTTATCAGATGATTCTGGAAATATCATTGCAGGTGTAGACATTTACAAGGCATCAGATGGTACAAAAGGAAGGTATCGAATGATTGTTGATGGAAAAGTACAAAAAGAAGCCGAGATTGATTTGTCATTAAATAATAAGTTCTTCGGACAAAACAGAGTGGCAGATAAAAAGAAGAAAATTACAGAAATCAAAACAGTTAAATCATCTAGCATTACAAAAAATGGAGCTGTAATGAGCTTTAATTTAGGAGGGATCAAGCAGAGTTTTACATTCAATTCAATCAAAACAAAGGCAGTTAAAAAAATTACAATTATGGTTTCAAAAAAAGCCAACAAACCAGCACTAAAATATAATGGATTATATTATGCGAAAATAGTGAAAAACTATTCTAAGCAAGTAACAGAAACAATAGATAAAATCGTAACAGAATATCATGATGTACAAAATAAATTCAATGCAAACGATGTATTTGTGGTTGATTCGTCCGCAGCAAGCACCAAATTAAACGAACTAGATCGACCAGATTTAGGTGCGTTAGGAAACGACTGGGAAGATCTATATTTGCAAAAAGGTATGAATCAGATTGGATTCAGTTATTCTGATTGGGTAGAAAGCGATTATGCCCCTAAATTTAAGTTACGATATCGAGAGGTGTTCTTATGATTATATATTTTGCTGACCGCAAAATGGATATTTTAGGACAAGCATCTACAAATCTTTTAAATGGAATTACCATTAAAGAGGATAAGAAAACAGAGGAAATTGATGTAGGAGTTGCTACATTTGAATGTAGGATAACGTATTCTAAAAAAACAAGAGAGATTGCGGAACAGTTAACAGAAGCTGGAAACTATATTTTAAGAAGTAACAAGGATGAAAAAGAATTTTATACGATCATAAATACAGAAATTGATACTAAGGAACGAGACATCTATATTTATGCTGAAGATGCAGGAATGGACTTGTTAAATGAAATATTAAAAAGTTCAGACGGAGATGGAGTTCAACGAACTTGTACGGAACATGTTGAATCAGCAATTTATGATAGTGGATTTGAAATTGGTATTAATGAATCGGATGATTCAGTGAAGAAGTTTTTAGAGTTTGATGAGCAAACGGCATCAGAAAGAATCCTTGATATTATGAAGAATTTTGAGTGTGAGGTGTCATATAGTTTCGATATTGATCGTCTGGCAGTAACGAATAAATACATCAATATTTATAAAAAAAGAGGAAAAGATACAGGGATTCAATTGAGAGAAGGGAGAGAAATCGATGGAATTAGCATAAAAAAATCTGTAGAAAATTTGGCAACTGCATTATTATGCACTGGTTCTGAAGATGCTTCTGGAGTGAAAATTTCTTTGCAAGACTACAAATATGATGATGGAGATTTTTATGTTGAAGGGCATTATTTAAAAAGCAGAAAGGCATTAGCTAGATGGAGTAGGTATGTAAATCCTGATGAGCCAAACAAAATAGACAATGCTGGACACATTGTTCAAACATTTACTTATGATACAGTTGATCAAAAAGAACTTTGTGAACAGGCAATCAAAGAACTGAAAAAGAAATGTGATATTGAAAGAAATTATGAAATTGAAATCACGCATCTTCCAGAAGATATTAAAATCGGTGACATTGTAAATGTTGTGGATGAAGCTGGAGGACTTTATTTACAGTCTAGATTATTAAAACTTGAAATATCAATTGTTGATGGAACACAGACGGCAACACTTGGAGATTATTTAATCAGAGAAAGTGGTATTTCAGAAAAAGTTGAGCAATTAACAAATCAATTTAAGAATCTATCAGAAAATCAGACGTTATATACCTGGTTTGCGTATGCAGATGATTCTTTTGGCAATGGAATATCATTGGAATCAGAAGGAAAAGAGTATTTAGGGACATGTGTGAATCAAAGTGTCAAAACACCAGATATCACAAAACCTGAAATATATAAATGGACAAAGATAAAAGGAGAATCGGCAACACTTTTAATGATTGATTCGTCACAGGGATTAGCTTTTAAAAACAATGCTGTTTCGACTATATTATCAGTAATTATATATCACGGAAGTATACAGATTACAAACATCAGTAAACTAAAAGAAGTATTTGGCGACAATGCTTATATACAGTGGAAATGGAAAAGAACTAATGAAGAATCATATGGTATTATATCATCCAACGATTCAAGGCTTATAAACGATGGTTTTTCGTTTAAAGTCAGTCCAGACGATGTAGATGTAAATGTAACATTCACGTGTGAGTTAATAGTTTAAGGAGGAAAAATTAAATGGCAGTTAAAGCATCAAATCAAGCAACTCTTATCGACGTAACGGATGGATATTCAGTCACACTTACAAGTGATTCATATACATTTGTCGGAGGAACAGGTGGCGTTGGATCAGGACAGACATGTACAACAGAAGCAGTGGCATTCTGCGGATCAAATCAATGTACTTCGGTAGCGGTAACGGCAGCAGATATCGTTTGCCCGACTGGTATCAGTGCTACAGTAGAAAACAGTGGGACTTCAAAAGTTAAAGTCACATTTAAGACAACAGCTACGATCAGCACAGCATGTGAAGCAACAATTCCAGTCGTTGTAGACGGAATCACAATGAATAAGAAATTTTCATTTGCAGTAGCTAAAACAGGTGCCGCAGGTGCAACAGGAAAAGGTATCAAAGGAACACCAGTAGCAGAGTATGTCGGTTCAAGTTCTAATACAACGGTGCCAACCAGCGGATGGTCTACAACAATTCCATCGGTAGCAGCAGGTCAGTATTTATGGACAAGGGTTACAACTACTTATACAGATAACACAACATCTGTAAGTTATAGTGTAGCAAAACAGGGCGCAACAGGTGCGACTGGAACAACAGGATCACAGTGGTATTCAGGTACAGGAATTACAGGTACATCTACGACAGCCACAGCATTTACTGGGTCAGGAGTAGCAAATGCACGTGTAAATGATATGTATCTTAATACATCCACAGGCAATACATACAAATGTACTGTTGCAGGTAATGCACAGAATGCTAAATGGGTATATGACGGAAACATCAAAGGTGTTCAGGGAGACAAAGGAAACACCGGTGCAACAGGTAATGGTATTTCTAAAGCAGATATTACCTATGCTGCATCATCTTCTAATACATCTGCACCATCGAGCGGATGGCAGTCTACACCACCAAACGTATCTGCGGGGCAGTATTTATGGACAAAAACAGTATTTACATACACGAATGGTGGAACGGCAACACAGTACAGTGTAGCAAAGCAGGGAGCAACAGGTGCAGCCGGAGCAGATGCGATCACATTAACAATTACATCATCAAATGGAATAATCTTCAAGAATAATGCTGGATCAACAGTGCTTACAGCCCATGTCTGGAAAGGATCAGTAGAACAGAGCATTACCGATGCAGGAGTATGCGGATCACTCGGTTCCATCAAATGGTATAAAGCTGGAAGCGATACAGCAATTGCAACAGCGAAATCTTTGACTGTTACAGCAGATGATGTAACCAATTCACAGGCATATACATGCCAGCTCGAAGGATAATAAGGGAGGTGTTTGGTGATGGTAAAAGCTAAAGCTGAAATAACAATTTCCAGAATTATAGACATTGACAAAGTAACAAGATATTACTTACTACAGTCTTCCACAGCCACAGCACCATCAAAACCGACATCAAATCCTCCGGATGGAAACTGGAAAACAACAGAGCCGTCGTATACATCAGGTTCTACGAATACATTGTATTTTGTGGATTTAACAGTGATGACGAACGGCTCTTTTAGTTATTCCGCAGTAAGTAAATCTAGCAGTTATGAAGCGGCTAAGGAAGCATGGAATAAAGCTAATAATGCACAGAATACTGCCAATAATGCAGCCAAAACAGCAACGAACTATCTTAAAGGTTCAGAGGATGGTCTGGTTATTGGAAATATGACTGACGAAATCTTAGGATCAAATGTGTTAATAGATCCAGATTCGGTTAACATCCGAGATGGAGACACTATTTTAGCAAAATATTCGGAAAAGAAAATAGAGCTTGGATTAAATTCAGAAGATGCAGTTATTGAATTGTGTGGCGGAGTTGGTCTTATAACATCTCAAGTGGTAGAAGAATCGGAATTTTCAACTGGTATCACAAGGGCGTTATCTATTGAATCTGATTATATTCAGATGAATAAGGCCAGAATCATTGAGTTAGATACAAATACGCTATACGGAACGAACGCTGACGGTGAAGGACAACAGGCTAGTTCGTATATTACTCTTAATTCTGGAAAATCATCTAATGGTTTGCATAATTCTACTTTTATAATTGGCGGTTTAGTATATGAGGATAATCTGGATGCATTTATTTCTGGGGATATTAGCAAATTAGATGGAGTATTATTAACAACTAGAGTAACAGGAGCTGACAAGAGTACAGATATTACTATAAGCCATTCATCCACTGATGCAAGTGTTGATTATGAGGGAATGACAATAGAGAGTTGTGACGTTGTTAGATTTCAAAGTAACATAAACATGGAATATTGTATCGGGGTAGGTGTTGGTGGTGGAGGTGTTAACCGCGGCATTCATGATACTTGGGAAGATCACTGGATGTTATATTGTGATCAAAATGATATGTATTTCCAAGCACCAAAAACATCAAAAATCAAACCATATTATCGAGCAGGCGATTCTATACAGTTGTACTATCAAGGTGCAGGATTTGCTACAAGTGATGGTAAACATGTAGTATTTACACTACCAATTAATAAACCAATAGATGCACGCAATGTAGTTGCATCATCTGTAAGTGGATTTATTGGTAGATCTAATGGTAAATATACACATGGTTCTACTTCATCAACCTATGTTAAACCAGCATCATACGAGGCGGCAATTAATGGTAATGCAGTTAGAGTTTCAATGAATTTTAATAATAATACAAATGTAACTAATAACGCTGCGATCGGTGTAACATGGTCCGGTAAAATAACGTTTAGTTAGGAGAAAAATAAAATGGCATTATTTAAGAAAATAGAACAATCCGATGGAGTTGTGACAGATTACCATCGGATTTTGTTTTTACAGACAACAGTAAACCAGCAAAATTCAATTGTAGTTGTGTCATATGTAAGTTCTGATATTCGCGAGGATGAAAAGAGAAACAGTTTAAACCGTCCATATATGCGGAGTAAGACTTATGAAACTGACTATGATCCAGATATGACAATAGAAGAAGCGTACGAATTTTTAAAAACACTTCCAGATTTTAAAGATGCAGAAGATGTATAAGGAGGCTGACAATGAAAGAAAAACTTGTGAAATTATATAACACAATGAACATGATCGAGACAAAAGGCAGAAATACGAAAATCATGGCTGAATGTCTTGAATATCTGGAAAGACTTATTAAAGATGAGCAGAAAAAGGAAGAACAGCAAAAAGAGACAAAGGAAATTACAGAAGAATGAAATACAATTTAGAGATTAGAGCAGGAGCCACAGAGGTCTTATTTTTATGTAACAATTTAATGCAGCAATGATATTAGAAAGGAAGAATATGGCAGATGACGAATACTTAAGAAGGCATGAGCATGAAGAGTTTGCCAAAGGCGTAGACCGTGAGCAAGTTCGGCAGAATAAAAGAATTGCAGATCTAGAAGCAACCGTAAGACAAATCAACGATCTCACATTGTCCGTACAAAAGCTTGCGATCAACATGGAACATATGCTCGTTAATCAGACAGAGCAGAGCAAACGGCTTGAAGAGTTGGAAAACCGAGACGGAGAAAAATGGAGAAGCATTTCTATGTATGTCCTGACTGTAGTTGTTGGTGCAGTGCTCGGATTTGCTCTGCAGCAAGTTGGAATCTAAGAAGGAGAGATAAAATGAAAGAATTATTTGAACAGAATAAGTTGTTGTTTTTGGCAGTGATCACAGTATTGATCATTGCTTTTTTGATTAAGAAATTGATCGACTATATCACAAAAAAAGGTCTGGAAGGGATCAGACTGGATGTATACAAGCTGTTTGTAGAAGCAGAGAAAACCTTCAAAGCATCTAAGCAAGGGCAGCAGAAATTTGATTATGTAATACATATGGCAAGGGGACTGTTGCCGAAGCCGATTCAGCTGTTTGTTAGTGATAATATGTTAAAAGAGATCGTACAGTTGTGGTTTGATGGAGTCAAGGACCTTTTAGATGATGGAAAATTAAATAATTCAGTATATGATTTAGAAGATGTTGAGGAAGTCAGCAGAGAAGATAAGATCAATCATACGACAGAGTTAGATGACGGAACATTGACAAATTATGCAGAGACTCCGTTACCTGAAACTGACTTAGAAGATCCAGAGGAACAGACAGAAGATAACCAGCTATCAAACGATCAGGAGGTGTAAGCATATGAGAATCGCATTGACAGTAGGACACAGCTTACTTAAGAATGGATCATACACATCTGCAAGTGGCGAAGATTGTGGTGGAGTTAACGAGTATAAGTACAACAAAAAGCTGATGAAAAAGGTAAAAAAATATCTGGAGAGTGACGGACACAGTGTTGATCTGTATATCTGCCCAGAGAAGGTGTTTACCGCTGCATCACAGGAAAAATCATGGAAACTGACACGTTTAAATGCAAAGAACTATGATCTTGTCGTAGAAGGTCATTTGAATTGCTATAACGGAAAAGCACACGGAACAGAAGTATTATATGTTTCCAAAAATGGTAAGAAGTACGCAAAGAGAGTGCAGAAGAAACTCGTATCCGCTGGATTTACAGATCGTGATGTGCAGAAGAGAACGAACCTGTACATGCTTAATGGCACAAAGGCAACAACGATCATGACAGAGAGCTTTTTCTGTGACTCCAAGTCCGATTATAAGATCGGTAAAAACGTTAATAAGATTGCAAAGCTGATCGCAGAAGGAATCTGTAATAAAAAGCTGGGAATAGCTACCAAGGCTAAGGAAGCTGTAAAAACAGCCGTGAAGAAAGTTACCAAAGCAACTGTGTATGCTAAGGTTGTCACAAAATCCGATCCACTTATGATCAGAAACAGTGCTAACAGATCATCTAAGATTATTGGTAAAATTCCGAAAGGATCAAAAGCAGAAGTAATTAAAAAAGGCAGTACTTGGACGAAAGTTAAGTACAAGAGTGTAACAGGGTATTCAGCTACAAGATACCTTAAATTTTAATATTAACCAGGGGAGAAATCCTCTGGTCTTTTTTTATTTCCAGAAATTACATAATTATTTTTATAGATAATCCAACAATAATATGTTAGCATAAAAGAAAACATTAAACATTGGAGGTGCGGTATGAGTGTAGTAATTATGGTTAAATCAGGAAAAGAATTATTTTTGTTCGGGGATAAAAAAACAACACATATAAATAATTTTGATAAAGAAAATGAAAGTTATGAGGTAGAATCGGTTTCTTATGATGCTCAAAAGGTATATAAAATTAAGGATGATATTATTGTTGGGATGGTAGGATCTAGTTTGGGATATAATAATTTATTTCAATATGTGATTCATGATCGGAAGGTAGATGCTGATGTTGCAAATGAAATAAAAGACTACAAAGATTTTGTAGCTGATTGGTTAAATTATCAATTCGAGTGTTTAGAGGAATATTTAAAAGATGACACAAAACATTTAGAAATTGAAAAAATGTTTGGAGCAATAGTATGTGGAATCAAAGATGGTAAATTTTATACAACTTCTTATGGATATCCAGCAGATGAGAGTGCTAGAGCGACAGAGCTTGTAATTGATAAAGATGGAACAATAGTTTTATCACAAATGAAATACCGTTCTTTATATGCAGAATATTATCAAAAATTTTATACAGAAAATGGTGGTAATGTTTTTGATGCAATAGAGAATACATTAAAAACTATGTCAAAAATTGATGATAGTATAAGTGAACAATTTGATGTTGTCAAAATATCTTTAGAATGAGTTCAATCAAACTTGAAAGTCCGAAATAAATGACGTAGGAATTAAACTATTTCTACATTATTACTATAAACACACCCAATAAACCGCATAACCCCGTGCTTTTAAGCTTATATCGAAGAAGCTGCTAAAGCAGGTAAATTCTAAGAATTGAACAATAATTCAAAGAAACTCATAATAAAAAATAGGCACTTTGTATAAAGTTGCCTATTTTTTATTTTACCAAATTTGTAGTATAATATGAAAAATAGATTGAAAATTAGACTAAAACATTGTAATAATAAAAAATAAAAAAGAGAGGAGCTTTCGATATGGATTACCAATCATACCTATCCCACAACGTAGCCGTCAACCTAAAAAGAATCCGAACCTCCAAAGGCATGAGCCTTGACGTCCTCTCCGAACAAACAGGAGTCAGCAAAAGCATGCTAGCCCAAATTGAGAAAGGAACAGCAAATCCATCCTTAGGAGTCTTAGGAAAGATCACCAGCGGATTAAGAATTGAATTTCAAGAATTAATCGAAGCTCCGCCAATGGAATCCTGTCTCGTAACACCAGATCAGATGACTCCAACAAAAGAAATGATCGGCGAATACAAAGTATGGACCTGCTTTCCATACGAAGATAATCATCAGTTAGAGATTTATCGCATCGACATCGAACCAGGAGGAGAATATATCAGTGGAAGCCACGGAGAGAAGACGAGAGAATACCTTTCTGTAACAGATGGAGAACTTACGATTGAATGTGGTGAAGAAATTCAGAAAATCACAAAAGGACAGATCTATCGATTTGAGACAGATAAAAAACACAATTACAAAAATAATACAGACCAAAAGACAAGTTTTATCTGTGTATTTGTAGACTATCGGTAAATATCATACAGGAATAATAGGATAATAAAATAAGATGTTCAATATAATGGACAAATACAGTGTATAATATTTTATAAAAATTCCAAAAAATCATAAGAAGGCCACAAAAGCACATAAGTAAATAATTAAAATATACTATAAAAGATAAAAATACAGAAAATTAAAAAATTTCGACAGATATATTGACAATTCACTCCACCAGTGCTATTGTATATTTGTACAAAATAAAAGATAAAAATTAAGCAAGGGCGCTTATCACAGGATGAGTTTCCCTTGCTTTTCTTTTTATTATTTCAAGTTTATCAACAAAAGAGATAAACAAAATCTGGCCCAGAGAAGTTAAATAACCAATAACATCATGAGGAGGAAACAGATATGAGATTAAAAGATACAGGATTAACAAGTCAGGACATTAAAGATAAAGTAAACAAATATATGATCGAAACATATGAACGTTTTGACTTCCTTGCTGAGAGAGCAAAAGACATGTATATGTACGATGAAAATGGAGAAGCATATCTTGATTTTTATGCAGGAATTGCAGTTAACAACGCAGGAAGCTGTAATGAAAAAGTTGTAGCAGCAGTTAAAGATCAGGTTGGCGACATCATGCATACATTCAACTATCCATACACAATTCCTCAGGCACTGCTTGCTGAAAAAGTATGTGAAACCATTGGAATGGATAAGATCTTTTATCAGAATTCTGGTACAGAGGCAAATGAAGCAATGATCAAGATGGCCCGTAAATATGGAATTGAAAAATACGGACCAAACCATTATCATATCGTAACAGCCAAGATGGGATTCCATGGAAGAACATTCGGAGCAATGTCAGCAACAGGACAGCCGGGAAATGGATGTCAGGTTGGATTTGGACCAATGACTTATGGATTCTCATACGCACCATATAATAACCTGCAAGCATTTAAAGATGCATGTACAGAAAATACGATCGCGATCATGATCGAACCAGTACAGGGTGAAGGAGGAGTTCATCCAGCAACACAGGAATTCATGAAAGGTTTAAGAGAATTTTGTGATGAAAATGATATGTTACTCTTAATTGATGAAGTTCAGACAGGATGGTGTCGAACAGGTGCGGTAATGTCTTATATGAACTATGGAATCAAACCAGATATCGTATCCATGGCAAAAGGATTAGGTGGAGGTATGCCAATCGGAGCAATCTGTGCAACAGCAGAAGTTGCCAAAGCATTTACACCAGGATCTCATGGAACAACATTTGGTGGACATCCAGTCAGCTGTGCAGCAGCCTTAGCAGAAGTTAATGAACTGATCGATCGTGATCTTGCTGGAAATGCGAAGAAAGTCGGAGATTATTTCGCAGAGAAATTAAAAGGACTTCCTCATGTAAAAGAAGTCAGACATCAGGGATTATTAACAGGTATTGAATTTGATGACACATTAAACGCAGTTGATATCAAACATGCATGTTTTGATCGAAAACTGTTAGTCACAGCCATCGGAAGCAGTGTCATTCGTACAATTCCACCATTGATCGTAACGGAAGAAGAATGTGATAAAGCATTTGCGATCATGAAGGAGGCTGTGGAATCCTTAGCATAAAATAAAATCTTTGAAAAAAGATCAAAATATTAGGGAGGAATGTAAATGAAACATTTTATTGTAAATATCGGATGTGAATACGGAAGCGGTGGTCCGGACATCGGAAGAATGGTTGCCGAATCACTAGGAATTCCATTTTACGACAGAGATTTAGTGGATCAGGTCGTAGAAAAGTTAGGAGTTGACAGAGATCTGGTAGAAAAAGCTGATTCCGGAAAAGAAAATGTCAAATATGAGTTTGACACAACTTTTGGACCAAGATATGCAAACCTTACAAATCGTGTTATCTATACACAGTTTGAGGTTATCCATAAACTGGCAGCGAAATCTTCCTGCGTTATCATTGGACGATGCAGTAACTACATATTAAAAGACAGAGATGACTGCTTGAACATCTTTGTATATGCACCAGATGAATTTAAAGTCAAACATATTATGGAGCAAAAAGGTATTTCACAAAAAGAAGCACAAAAGCTTGTAAAATATAATGATGGAATGCTGAAATCAAGATATGAATATATGACAAACTCTGATATGAGAGATTGTCGAACCAGACATATGATGATCGATTCCAGTATTCTTGGACTTGAAAAAACAGCAAAATATATCATGCAGTTAATTGATCTGCGATTTGAAGACTAAAATAAAATACATTTACATTCTAACAAAGGCGTTAAGAGATAAGGATCTTTTAGCGTCTTTTTTCTTTCGAAACTTTAAACAGAATGTGAAGCAAGAAAGGAATGATATATAATGGAAAAGAAAAAATCAGAATTTGACAAAGTATTTAGTGCATGGGACATTTTAGTCATTGCATTTGGAGCTATGATCGGTTGGGGATGGGTTGTTTCAACCGGGGACTGGATCGGACGAGGCGGAGTTTTAGGAGCTGTCATCGGTTTTGCGATCGGTGGTGTGATGGTATTCTTTGTAGGACTTACCTACGCAGAACTTACCGCAGCGATGCCACAGTGTGGTGGAGAACATATATTTAGTTATAAAGCTATGGGACCGATTGGTTCATTTATCTGCACATGGGCGATCATTTTAGGATATGTCAGCGTTGTATGTTTTGAAGCGTGTGCGTTACCTACCATTATCACTTATATTTATCCAGGATTCTTAAAAGGATATCTGTATACTGTCGCAGGATTTGATATTTACGCATCATGGCTTGCAGTTGCGATGATCGTTGCTTTATTTATTACATTGATCAATATCAAAGGTGCTAAGACAGCAGCAACTTTACAGACAGTTTTAACTGTTATTATCGGTGGTGTTGGAATTCTTTTAATTGTAGCATCTGTAGTCAGTGGAGATAGTAGCAATCTAGCACCACAGTTATTTGCAGGAGATAGTGCATCAACTACGATGAAAGCGATCATGAGTGTTGCAGTTATGACACCATTCTTCTTTATTGGATTTGATGTTATTCCACAGGCAGCAGAAGAGATTAATGTACCGTTGAAGAAGATCGGTATGATCATGATCTTATCCATTGTACTTGCAGTTGCATTTTATGCGCTGATCATCTTAGGCGTTGGTTATGTTATGAGTCCATCTGATATTTCATCATCTCAGGCTGGATCAGGACTTGTCACAGCCGATGCGATGGCAAAGGCATTCCACAGTAGTATTATGTCAAAAGTCTTGATCGTTGGTGGTATGTGTGGAATCGTTACAAGCTGGAACTCTTTCTTGATCGGTGGTAGCCGTGCCATGTATTCCATGGCTGAATCTTACATGATCCCAAGAACATTTAGAAAATTACATAAAACACACAAAACACCAGTCAATGCATTATATTTAATCGGTGGATTATCTATTTTAGCACCATTATTTGGACGTAAAATGTTAGTATGGATTGTCGATGCAGGTAACTTTGGATGCTGTCTTGCATACTGTATGGTTTCCTTATCTTTCATCATTTTAAGAAAGAAAGCACCAGAAATGGCTCGTCCATATAAAGTAAAACATTATAAGATCGTTGGTGTATTGGCAGTCATAATGTCAGGATTTATGGTAGCAATGTATATCATTCCAGGATCAGGATCAAACCTAGTTCCACAAGAATGGGCAATGGCAGGTGGATGGGCTGTCTTAGGTGTTGTATTCTTCGTTATCTGTAAATCAAAATACAAAGAAAAATTCGGATCTCATATTGATGTTGCGGTAGACGAAAATGAAGTAGAAACAGAAGAAGATCATACATTTGAAGAAGCACTTGGAGCTGTCAATGCTGCTGAAAATGTAGTAGAAGCACAGCCAGCAATTAACTTTAATTACTTCCTTCCAGTTAATATTGCATTTGGAAGTGGTAAAGTCTTAGAAACTGGAGAACTTACAAAACCATATGGTAAGAAAGCATTGATCGTAACCGGAAGAAGCAGTGCAAAGAAATCTGGTTTATATGATAAAGTAGCAAACAGTCTTTCTAAAGCAGGAATCGCCCATGTACTATTTGATAAAGTCGCACAGAATCCATTAACGACAACTGCGATGGAAGGTGCCGAGTTTGCAAAAACAAATGGATGTGATGTTGTCGTAGCCATCGGTGGTGGAAGTATCATAGACTGTGCAAAAGCGATCGCATTCTTAAGTGTCAATGACGGAGATATCAACGATTACATTTATAACAAATTACAAAGCGATAAAGCATTACCATTAGTTTTAATCCCTACAACTTGCGGAACAGGATCAGAAGGAAATGGATTTGCGGTTCTTACAAACCCAGAAAACGGAGACAAGAAATCCTTACGTTGCAATGCAATTGTGGCCAAAGTATCCATTGTCGATCCAGAATGCATGATGACAATGCCAAAACATGTCCTTTCATCTGTTGGATTTGATGCATTATGCCACTGCATGGAAGCTTACACATCAAAGATCGCACAGC